TTTCTTCACTTTCAACCACCTCAAGCTCATCTAGCTTTTCTACCCAAGCGTCAAAGCTTTCTTTAAGGCCCTGAGCCTGCAACGTAACCCACGCCATATACGCAAGGTCCTCTACCGCAAACCCGGCAGCCAAATCACCTGCACGGCGCTTGTAATGCCTCTCCCACTTAATAATTGTTGCTAGCGACGTTTCAACCAGCTCTTCATACTTTTTGCCAGCTGAAAGGGTGGTTACTTTTATTGTTAGCTTCACGCTGCTCTCGTTTCTAGTTGGTTATCAGGGCGCGGTTTGTTCGGAATAGGTGCCACCCGTCAGAGTGATTTGCACCTCTGACAAAGTACCCAATTCAGCGTTAACCACGTCAAAAGCCTCAAAATAGGCCCCGTCAAGCTTGAGCACTGGCGCAGTGGCTGAAGGTGCTGCAGCCACTGGCGCAACCTCAAAATAAACCTGAGTGCCAACCAATGCGTTAAGCGTTGCGTACGTTTCGCTGCTGGCGTAGCTCATCAAAAACGTTGCAGTGACCTGATTATTGAACAGGCCCCCTACGTAGCTGCGGGACGTAGAACCAAACGCCGAAGCGTCAAGGCTCTCACGGCTGCGGGTGTACACAACGCTCTTGCACTGGTCTTTTAGGTCAACCGTTGACCCAGAGCTAGCACCAATTTTGACGGTATCCGGGTTTGCAAAATACGTGGTAGTTGCCATGAGGGTTTAATCCTTCCGTTTCTTAGGTTTCAATTTAGCAGGTTCGGTGGCGGTCTGTGTGCTGATTTCTACTAATCCAGCAACCGCTAAAAATGCCAAATCTTTTTCAGTAAGCCCAAAATCCCCTACCCCTACTTTTGTGCCTGCGGGTACGTCTTGCCGCCACTGTTTGAGTACGGTAAAGGTCATGGCGCTATTTTAGTGCTTATTGTCAGGTCATATGAGCTGAAATCTTGCGCCCCTACGGTGGTTACGGTTGGCCTGCCGTCTTTTAACCCTATTTTGGCTGCCCGTATTAGGTCAGCTTGGTCTAAAAGGTTTTTGAGGGCTGTGTAGTTACCGGGCCCTAACCCAATGAGCTTTACGTTGAATTGCAGCTCTGCAATGACGTTGCTTTGCATAATAAACGTTGGCGCGTCTACCAATACGCAAGGCGGGTTTATGTTGCGGGGGTCATCAAATACCCGCAAGCCTGTAATGGTTTGCAGCTTATCTACTAGCTGGTCATAGCCATCTAAGAGTACGCCCATTACGCAACCGCTGGCCTATTTACCCCAAGTAGGCGCATAATTTCGCCCATGCTAGACCCAACCGGGGCGGCTGTGGTCATTTGCTCATAGCTAGCGAATTGGTCAATGCTTGACCGGCTTTTGTAGGTTTGCCCGGCATAAATCATGGTGCCAAGCCGTACGTCTTGGCTGGGTACGGTGCTGAGTGAGCTGTCAAAATATCCGGCTTCACGGCGTTTGCGGTAGGCGTACGCATTGGCTGCACCTACGCAAATAGTGGCATAGTCATAGTCACTGCTGGGGTTGGCAATGGTAAACCCTAAATAGTCCTCAAGGTCACTAATGCTTATCCACGTGCAGTTACTGAGCTCAGTAAAGGTGACTGTGCCGGTAGCGGCTACGCGGTCAACGTTTGAGGCCGTGACCTTAAACAGCAGCTGGTTTGGTATCAGCTTTGCCGGGTCATAATTTAGGTCACCTTGCGTAGAGGTACCTGTAAACAAGTATTGCGGTAATGCGTACGCCACTTGCGCCCCGTCATAGGGCGCGCCCATACCTGAAACGGTAAAGGTTTGCCCTACGGTTATTTCGTTGGGTTGCAGGGTAGCAATTACTGCGTAATTGTCTAATACCTGTTTATGGGTGACTGTGTAGGTAGCCATTTAATATGGCCCTGCCTAACTATGCCCAAGTGATTTTTTGCAGCAGCGAAGCCTTAGCAACAAAGGTGGCAAGGTAGCCGTAGTAGCTGAACGTACGCCCAATGAGGTTGGGGTCCTCAACGCTCATAATGCCGCGCACGTTTTCGTACACTTCCATTGCTGGCGCGTGGAAAACCACCATTGTTTTTGCAGCAACGTTGCTGTCAACAATAGTACGCAAGCCCAATGGGTTTGTGGTGGTCCAGTTGGTCACGTCGCCTGCGCCCATTGTGTTAGTGCCCAAAAGGTTTGGTGCACCGATAGCCGGAAATACCGGGCGCTTATCGGTATCAACCAATGAGCCAACTTTGGCCCAAGTGTCAACGCCCATTACCAAGTGAGTTGGGAAAAGGTTAGTACCGCTTGAAATGTCGCGGGCTGCGCCGTACATAAAGAGGATAAAATCCTCTGGGGTGCCGTCCCACTGACCCAAGTTAGTTGAGCCTGCTACGCAAGCGTCAACTGCAATATCATCAGTCTTGAGCAAGTACTGGCCCGCCAAATCCTGCAAAATAACTTGCATTGCTGCCGGGTCCGTGAAATCCATATCCTGAGCGCTGATAAAGATTTGCCCAGCGACAGTGGTACGGGTAACCGAATTTGCGGCAATGGTCATGGTCTGCGAAGCTGCAGCTTGGCCTTCCGTTTGTGTGTCAGTAATTGTGTGCTGGCTAATGGTGGGCCGAATAAAGCTCTTGCCTTGTCCGTTTGGCATTGCACGGGCACCTACTGCGCTAACAAAAGGGCGCAAATAGTTAATGTCCTGAAATACGGGACCCAAAACGGGCGTAGGCAGCAAGCCCAAAGTATCGCTAGTAAGGTTTTGCGCGGCCTGAATTGCGGTTGCCTTTTTTTCTACGTTTTGCTTGTAAGCCGCATTAACGTTTGCCCACTGTTCGCCGCCAGCGTGGAAGGCGGCAAGGTATTCACCCGCTGAAGGCATGGGAAATTCGCGCTCACGCTTTTCAGCTGCCCAAATTGGCGCGGTTGGCGCTGGGGCTGGTGCTTCAGTTACTTCAGCAGTTGGGGTTACGTCGCTCATGGGTTTATTATCCTTTTTTGTTGGCTCAGTCGCTGCTACCTGAGTTATTTTTGCTTCTTGAAACGCGCCTAACGCTACCAATGATAGTTCAACCATGCGGGCTTTTTCAACAATTAGCACCCCGTCATCATCATAAGCGGCGGTAATGGGTTCAGCACCCACGCTTACTGCGTCTAGCGCCCCGTCTTTAGCCAGTTCTAGGGCCTCATCAGCTTTAGCGGTTTTGCTTAATTTAGCCACAAAATAAAGGCCGTTTTCATCTTCAGTACGTTCAGTAACTACGCCTACCATTTGGGTTAGGTCATGGTTCAAAACCAGTTTTGGGTTAGCGCCGTCAACGGGCAAAGAGCCCGGCAAAAACTTTACTTTTTCACCTGAGCTGACCGTTGCAACCACGTTATAGGGGGCGGCAAGGCCCATAATTTCGCGCTTGCCTTCACCCTCAGCAGCAGTAATGACAATGGGGGTGGCTTCAAATTTTAGCATGGTAGTTAATCCCTTTCACGCTCAATAGTAGTAGCAGGTGAGGACGGCGAAGCAGCGTTATCACTATCCCCACCTGCCAAATCGTTTTCATAAAGGTAAGTGCTTACGTCTAGTTCTACGTATCTGCCTCGCGGCAAAACGTTATTCATACTCAATGTTTGCTCAATGCACTCAATATACGGTTTGCTTCCGTACAAATAGAGCAGTTTGTTACTTTCTGCGCTGTTCTGATAATTCATGCCGCCACCCGTAGGGGCACCTACCAAAAAGGGTGGGATATTTGCAAGGCGCGCCATTTCAAGGCTCTGAAACGTACGTGCGTCAGTGAGCTGCAGGTCATCAGGGTTAGCAGTATTAGGCACGTATTCAACAAATTCATTTAGTGCAGCTATGGTTTGCTCTTCACGTGCAGCCGCAAAACTTGCAGCCATATCAGCCAGCTCTTGCGAGGTCATAGGCTCACCCCCGGTTTGGCGTAGATATCCGGCGGGTATCGTTTGCGAGGCAAAACGCTCAGCCGCATTTTGCAGGCGGTTAGCAGTGTTTATGGCCCTAGCACCTGTATAAACCAAACCCTGAATAGGGCTAAGAAATTGCACTACGTCATTCGGGTTTAGTTCTACGCCTTGAAAGTAAATTTGCTTTGAAGGCCCAAACCATTGCCCAGTACTTTGGTCAAGGGTGGTTACGTCGCCTGCTGGTATCCACGTAAATTTAGAGGGAAAGCCATTACCTAGCCTCTCGGTAACTATCCAAAAAGCCCTGCCTTGCATAATTAAATCCTCAGTAGTCCAGCTGAGTATAAAGTTGCGGGTTACGTTGGGGTCAGGTTGCTGAAACCACGTATCAGGCGGGATATAAATACGTTCTAATTCTTCGCCGTTCCATTGAAGCGTATATTGCTTAAAAGTAAGGCAGGCCACCATTGAGCAAATCAAATCACGGGCCCGGCTAATAGTGGGCACTTGCATTGCTGCGTCACGCGGCAAATTTTGGGTGTAGTAAACAAAGTTACCTATAACGTTCTGACTGAATGGGTAACGGGCTGCGCCCGCAGCGCCTTTAATTGCAGGTTCAGCTATTACGTCTTTTTTGAATAAACCCATGCCAACTATCTTAGGCAGTACGTCTAGCAGCTGTGGTAACTATCATTGGTTTAGCTGTTGAGCGTTGACCGATAGCAAAACCTACGGCTGCAACTAGACAGCGGGCAAGCTCAATGGGGCCGTTAGAGCGTTGTGAGCTCAATGCGATACTGCCAGCGGTACGCGCTGCTACTGCCCGTCCTATATGTTCAGCCAGCATTTTTGAGCCGTCATGCTCAATACGGCCCTCTATTATCATTTGCCTTACAGCTGCTGTATAGCGCGTGACCTCTTGGTAGCCCCATATGACGCGCCGCCGTTTGAGGTGCAGTGGGCAGTTAACGTCAAGGGTTGGGGTAACCGCAATAATGAGCTTGGGGTCTTTGGCAGCTTCTTCTAGCAGTTGCCACGTTTGGCTCATTGTGTCAGCTATGAATTCAACGGTTGCACACAGTTCACCTGCAGCAGTTTTGTTGACCCTGACGGCGCAATAACGCCCATTGTCAACCGATACTTCTACGGCTAGTACGCCACCCGGCAACGGCATTGTGCCTTTTGCGCCTGCTGCCCACTGACCGGGCGATAGCCAGCCAACGTCAGACTGAACCCAAAGGTTGCAGCTACTTCTTAAAAAGGCTGCCCGGTTTGGGCTCATACTTTCAGCTATTAACGTTTCTTCGCTAATAGTGGTACCTAAAGCCGGGTTTGCCATACGCCATGCTTCAGGGGTCATAGGGTCTAGGGCCGGGTCAGGGCTAAATTCGGCAAAATAAATGCCGGTATCTATGCCCTCATCTATGCCGCGTAACCCCTGTTCGCGCCACCTCAGCATTGCCGTAGAGCTTTCTACCCCAGCCGTACTGAGCATTATGCACAACGGGTTAGGTTGCGCCCGTTGGGTAGGCAGTAGCCCTACGTCTAAAGCGTCTTGAGATACCCCCCAACACTCGTCAACTAGCAGCAGGGCCGTTGACTGACCATGACCGGCGCTATGCGTAGCAGCCCGTACTAGCCACTTATGCGGCCCTATCTGCAGCTCATTACGCCCGTAACTGCGCTTCAGTTTGGCCCCAAATTTTTCAGCCAAAACTGGGGCCAAATCCGTAAACAGTGACACAGCCAAAGACAGCTCATGAGCCGTAGTAATAACCGTTTGGGGCTGTTTTTCGTTTACTAAATACTGAGACAAATACCAACCCAAAACGCTTTTCATCAGCACGGTTTTACCGTTTTGACGTGCCACGCTAACTAGCGCCTTATGGTTGCACCAACGGCCCTCAGCGTCATAGCTCAACAGCTGCCGCAAAATATGCCGCTGCCACCCCATGACCTCAACGTTTAAAACCCGCAAAGCCCACTCTGCAACCTCATCACCATAGGACCCGGCGCTATTCAGCACAGCCGTTTCTAATCGCGGCTGAACCGGCACCCCCTGAACTGGTTTGGTTGTAATCCTTTGGGATATACGAAGCAA